CGTCCCCCTTCCTTAACGCCGCTTCAGCCGCCCCTGGAACTCGGGCGGCAGTGGTGTGCCCGGCTTGCCGAAGTCGGCCGCCGGGCCGTCCTCCTGCACGAGCCCCGCACCCAGTGCGCGCTGCTCGGGCAGCTTGCCCCAGGTCTCGCGGTCCGGCCGCAGTTGTGCCGCCCGGACCACTCGTTCCTTGGTCATCTTCGTCAGAAGCTCGTGCGGTGCGTCCACGTAGAGCGCCCAGACCGCATCAAGCCAGGTCGCCACGGGGGTGCGCAAGTCAACCCCCGCAAGTGCCAGCCGGCCCTGGAGATAGGACCGGTAGGTGATGTCCTCCGCTGTGGCAGCGATCAGGAGGACATCCCCGTAGGGCGGCCGGACGCCACCCCCACGGCCCACTCGAACAGGCCGGTGAGGTCGGGGGCCTCCAAGGTCACGTCGTCGTCGTCCAGCAGCGCGTCCCAGCGCCGGCGCGAGCTACCGGCCGCCGGGTCCAGGAACTCCCCCACCCGCGTCATCGGGAGGAGCTGGCCCTTCTCCAGGCCGAACGGCGCGCGGAACACCGGCTCCTCCAGGTGGCGCACCTGCTCGGGCGACTCGACCTCGGCGGGCTCGGTGGTGCCGACGGCCGGCGGCCACTCGGGCGTGTCCGCGTCCCGGTGCACGGACTGGACGGCCGCGAGGCGCTCGCGCTCGCGGACGCTGCGGCGGGTGAGCTGGATGGGCACCCACTTGGCGGGCACGCCGTCGGTGTTGTCCAGCATCTTGCGGATCACCCCGAGCATGGCGGGGAGCGCCATCTCCTGGTCCTTCTTGGTGGTGAGGATGACCCCCGAGAGGCCGGCCGCGTCCAGGGCGGCCACGATCTGGAACCGGTGGACCTCCATTTCGTCCAGCCGGTTCACGGTGAAATCGAAGGGGACACGCTCCGCGCGGGCGCGCGGCCTGTTGCCGAACTGCTTGACCATCTGGACCTCCGGTGATGGGTGATGTTTCAGCTCGCTGCGAAGATCAGCGAGCGGGTGAGGAAGAACGTACCGGTCGTGCCGGGGTGGCGGACGGAGCGCCGGAACACGGTCCGTCCGCCGATCATGAACCGCAGCGCCTTGCGCCGGCGTGCCGTGATGCGGTGCGGCACTGAGCCGAACTCCTCCACGCCCACGTACCGCGCGCCCCGCCCGCCCGCCTTCACGTCCACGTACTGCCCGCGAGCGCTGCGGCCCGGGTTCTTGCGGATGGTGGACAGCAGGGTGCCGGTCCGGACGCGCACGCGAGCCCGCGCCACCATCTGGACCTTGGTCATCCGGCGGTCAAGCTCGCGCCCGATGCCGGGCTCCACCAGTGCCCACTTCTTGGGCTCACCCGGGTAGAGCATCACCCAATGCGTGCGTGCTCGGACGATGGCCACGGTTACCCCAGCGTCGCGGCCGTGATGATGAACTGGCCGTCCATGCCGACGAACCCGCCCTCCGGCCCGATGGGCTCGATCATGCCCGCCTGGACGGAGCCGGACGGCCCGAGCTGGTTACGCACGCCCGAGCCGACCTCCACCAGCGCCTGGGACAGGAGCCCCGCGTCCTTCATGAACTGCAACCCGGACGCGTTCAGCTCACCCATGGAGGGCGGGTCCGGGTCCGGTTGCGGCACGCAGCGAACGATGCTCACGGCGTACACCGCGTGCCGCAGCGCGTACACACTGAGCGGCGAGCCGGGCCGCGCCGACTCGGTGGCCGAGTCGATGGCCTGCCCCCAGCCGACGCCGACCAGGGTCACCGTGAGTTGCTCGCAGTCCCAGGCCGGAGCGCCGGCGGTGACCACCCGGTGCGCCGGCAGGTCCACGCCAGCAGCCTCGAAGTGGACAACGACGTGGTCCAGAAGTGTCTGGGCCATCTCGTCCACCTTGATGCCCTGGCCGATGCTCACGGCTTCAGCTCCTTGATGGCCGCCACGGTGAGCGCGTCCGCCTGCTCCGGCGAGAGGTCGTGCCGGATGGTCAGCGCGTACTGGACCCACTCCGCCTTGTTCGCGCTGCTGCCCGGACGGGCCAGCGTGGCGCGAGCCCGCAGCCTGGCCAGGCTCGGCGGGTTGGCGTCGTCACCCTCCTCCGGGTAGTAGTTCGCCAGGTGCAGGCGCTGCGCCTCCTCGGGGTCCGTCTGGTCCTCGGCCGCGTCACGTCGCGCCCGCAGCTCGGACAGCTCGGGGTACGCCTCCCAGTCCGCGCCGTCCTCGTGCTGGACGCGCTCCTCCTCGGTGGCGTGCGCGCGGAACAGCTCGGCGTACTCCTCCACCGTGTCGGTGTCCGGGCTCCACCACGTCGAGTGGGTGACGAGGTCGAACTCCTCGGTCTCGGTCGGAGGCTCCGGCCGGAAGCCGGTCCTGCCGAAGTTCGCGGGGTGCTGCGGGGAGTCCGCCGGGGCGAAGGGATCGATGTGCGTCACGGAGTCCTCATTCCGGTCTGGGGCAGATCAGGTGACCATACGAGTCCCTCCGACGGCCGGCCGCCAGGATTGACGGCGGAGAGCCAGAGGTCCACCGACATGAGCCCCACCAGGCCGCGCTCCAGGAACTGGCCCGGGTCGGCCAGGTCCAGGCTCACGCCCTGCCGCGTGATCGCGGTGACGCGCCGGGGCAGCCGACAGCCCTTCAGCCCGTGGAAGTCCTTGGCCAGCTCAACGGCCAGGGTGACCGCAGCGTCCACGCCGCCGCGCGGAGGCGGGCTGCCGTGCCGGTACACCACCTCGGTGGTGCCCGAGCACACCGCCCATGTGCCGCCGTCGGTGCGCTCCAGCCAGCCGGCTGCCGAGACGCGGTAGGCCGAGGGGTCCAGCGCCACGCCGTCCACGGTCACCGTCACCACCGAGGTGACGCGGTCACGCGGGAGACGCACGGCCACCGGCTGCACGATGTGGCCCGAGCCGGGCAGCGTGGCGGGCGGGTAGAGGGTGGCCGAGGTCCAACAGCCGCAGCGGCCCCAGGACTCGTGCCAGGGCCACGCGGCGTTGTCCGAGCGCAGCACCGCCAGCTCCTGGCAGCCGCCCCCGTACCACTTGCGGCCGGAGAGCATCCACAGCAGCTCGCTCGCGCGGATCAGGGGGCCGGTCCACTGCGAGTCGAGCGTGAGCCCAAGGTCCGTCTTCACCGAGGCGGGCACGTCCGCCGGGGTGGCCCAGGACGAGCACAGCACCTCGGATACCGGGGCCGGTGTGGGCATGCTCACCGAGCCGGTGACGGCCACGGACACGCCCACCGACAGGCCGAGGCCGGAGGCCGCCGCCTTGTCCCCGTCCGTCGCGCCACCCCCGAGGGTGAGCACGGGCGACGCCGGGCCGGCCGCAGCCTTCACGCCCTGCGGGGTGATCGCGCCGGTGAACGCGAGGCTGACCGCGCCCTCCCGCACATCGCCCACCTCGTCGGTGACGATCGGGGTCACCCAGTAGTTCGTGGCGTTGGGCGCACCCTGGGACGGGAACGCCAGCACCGCGCCCACGGCCAGCGAGCCCTGCTCGTTCTCGGTGGCGGCCGGCTGGCTGTAGCCCACCAGCGGGCCGTCCGAGACGCCCGCCCCCCCGGGGCCGCTGCTCCAGTAGTTCGCGGTGGCCGCGTAGCGCCCGTTCGGGAAGTGCGCGCCGGAGCGGTACGCCACGCCCTGGGCGACCGGAACCGGCGTGTCCAGCAGCACCGTCTGCCAGCCCGCGCCCGCGAGCGCGAACGTGGCCTCCGCGTCCGGCAGCGGGTTGGTGGTCGCCACGTCCCAGGTGCCCGCCACGATCGGGCCAGTGATGGCCAGGTCAGCGGGCCGGTGGAACCGGTAGCCCTTCAGGTACAGGTCCGGCGCGGTGACACCCCACTCCATGCCCAGGGTGTACTGGCTGCCGTCGTCCACCACCGAGACGGCCGGCGGGGCGTCGCCGGCGAACAGGACGTAGTCGGTCACGGCGTCCGCCTCACACCATGGTGGGGGTCAGCGCGTACGTGCCGGGTGCACCGAACGCCTCGGGGACCGGCAGCGGGCCGCCCATGTGGAAGGTGCCGCCGGCCGACGCGCTCCACAGCCCCCAGTGGGTGTAGGTCTGGGCCGCCGCGCCGATCGTGGCGGCCGTGCCCGCCTTGGTGCCGCTGCCCGCGTTGGCAGCGCTCCATGTCGTCTGACCGCGCGCGTAGCCGGTGCCCGCGCCCTCGTTCGCGCCGGTGACTCCGGGGTCCGCCGTGTGCAGGGAGAACCACGTGGCCGCTGCGCCCACGGCGTCCTGGGCCACCGCCTTGGACGCGTTCGACTGTGCCATGCCTCACTCCTCGTTCCGTCGGGGGCGGGGGCGCGACCGGTCCAGGGCCGCGCCCCCTCTACCCCATCACCGCCCGGCGTGGCCGGGAGGACTCAGGCCGCGACCTCGTAGTAGCTCGGGGAGAGGTCCGGCAGGGTGGCGACGCGCACCCACTGCCACACGCGGTCGGAGGGCCAGTCCCAGTCACCGGTGGGGCCGTCGCCCCAGTTCTGCGACTGGAGCGAGTAGCCCTCGAACGTGGGCAGCATCGGGTTCGACGCGGACGCCCCGAGGGTGTTGGACTGGCGCAGCTTGGACAGCGGCAGCAGCCAGTGGATGTAGGGCAGGTCCGCCGCGAACGCGCCGTCCGTGATCGCGTTCGTCCAGAACTCCAGCCCCACGCCGTTCGGGACGGGGTCCACCCCGACCTGCGGAGCCTGGTAGCCGATGGCGGCAGCCGCCACGCCCGGGGTGGTCGTGGTGACCGTGACCGCCGGGGCCACGCCGCCGGTCAGCCCGGAGCCGTTGGCCGTCATCTGGCCCACGTTGCCCTGGGCCGCCGTGAAGGTGACCACCCACGGAGTGTCGGGGCCGGGGCCGCCGGTCACCGAGACCTCGCCCGGCTCGATACCGGGCAGCGCCTCCAGTGCCGCGAGCACGGCAGCCGCAGCCGCGTTGTACGCGATGGCCGCCGTGGTCTCGCCGGCCAGGGTGAGCGTGAGGTCACCGCCGGTCGGGCTGCCGGTGATGGTCACCGTCTGGACCTCGGCCGTGCCGGCGGTCTCGAAGATGTTGCCGCCCTGGAGGAACTTCAGGACGTTCGGGTCCGGGGTGCAGACCTGAAGCTCTTCGATCGTGCCCCGCTTCACCGTGTCCGGCGCGCGGTAGCCGAAGCAGATGGCACCCGAACCGGACTTCTGGGTGATCTCCTCGCCGTCCTCGTACTCCAGGCCCACGTTCACCGTGACCAAGGCGTCCGTCTTGTAACCGTTGTTCGCGCCCACCAGC